TGTTGTACAGGTTTGTTTGTACGGCAAAGGTCGCCATATCCGACGAGGCAAAAGAACTTTTACGCAAAATCATACTGCAAGCGGCTTGCAGTCGCTTTGAAAGCGTTTGATAAGCGTGTACACCTTGCGTTCACTCACCGTATATTTTTCAGATAGTCGGGCTACGATATACGACACTTTTTCGCCACCTTCCAGCAGCGTTGTGTAATCGGCATATAAGTCCACATATTCTACATCCTCCAGTCTGATACCAGACATTTTGAGTCTATTTATCAACTCCCTGTTAAATTTTAAGACTTCTATTATCTTCATAATCACAAAATTTTGTATCTTTGCAGTGTCTCACTTATTATTGTGCATCACACAAAAAACCACCTACTGGTGACGAGGGTATTTAGCCCCCAGTCGTACCAGTAGGTGGTAAATTGTGTTAATAGTAAGTGAGACGACTATTTTAACAAGGCTGGGGGCTTTTTTAATTCCCCCGTAAGGTTTACTCCAAAATCAGTTCGCCTCTTTCAATGGCGAAATAGATATCACGTACCCCTTTGTATGCGGCAGTTTGTTCTTCTATATCCGGGATAGAATTCCAATGCCCATCTGTAAATGTCGAGCCGTTGTGCCCATAATCGGCCGCACAACTTTCATCGGCAACATCATCATGGGTGCATTTTGCCACATGGTCATGAAAGAGCAGCACCTTGGCATTCTTTGGGTCGCTAATATCTGCTTTGTAGGTAACTACGTGGACAAAGCCATTTATAATGACAATGCCATTCACGTCTGCTTCAATTCGCCTTTGCATTACTTTTAGTTTCATAATTCTTTTATTTTAATATTATACTAACATTTTTCCTCTTATCCAATTGGTGTTGTAATAACTTTCTTTTCCCGTTTCAGAATTAACCGAGAGCTTTATTTCAAGGGCGGCAAAGTTATTCGGGTAGACTGTTATAGATGTACCCGATCCCCAAATGTTTATATAGCTCGTCGATTGGTTGTATATAGCTACAGTTTCCCCTATCAATGATCGTGCAATCTCAAAATCGCCATCACCGTAATAACCTCCACTACCGGGCACCGTTATAAATATAGTACGGTTAAACGAGCCTTTGAACAAAGCAATGGCGGATACTTTTCCGGCAACAAATACGTAACCAATATCGGGATCTATTTTCGCATATTTAGTTATATTTTGAGGGGTTATCACCAGCATTTTCTTTCTCAAGGAGCCAACTCCTGACATATACCCATTGACAGGGTCAAGAACTATGTCTGGATTGAATTTTGTGTTGCCGTAATCCGTGCTTGGACTTCCATCTATGTCTCCGCATTGAGAAAACAGTTTCCCCTTATCAAATACCCAACCGCCCAGTAGAGCTTTCCCCTTGTTTACAACAAAAGGCTTTTCGCCATTGTGTTTGATTTCAAAATTGGCTGCTTCGACAGATACCGTGCCATTGGTCAGGTCGATACCAGTACGCTCAACGCTGTCCACGATGTCCGGGTCTTTCCATACTGTAGCTTTATTGCCCTCCTCCAGCTGTATTTCAGACAGAAAGGCTTCACCATTACGTGTTAGACCTATGAATATTTGCAAGTAGTTATAGCCGTCTTCCATATCAAAGGTATGAGTATATTGCTTCCATTGCCCCCACGTCGATGGTATATTTGGATAACTCGTCTTCGGGGCTGTCATATCCTTTGAACGGCTTTTTTTGATTTCAATATAAGGCTGGTCGCTGCCGTGTACGCGCGTAAACATAGACAGCGTATAGGTGCGACCACCCATTGCTTTTATCACGGGAAACTTACAACCATTCCACTCATTCTGTGGCGCACCGTGGCGCACAATGGCAAGATAAGGATTGTCAAGGTGTGCTACACTTGCATAACTTCCTATTGTTACGTATTGAGCTCTTTGGAGTAACAATAAATCCAAAGGACGTAAACTTGCACCCTTGAGCATGTTCACACCGCTGAAAGTCTGCTTGCTGACCGACAGACGAATATTCTCGGCATCTTGCTCAATGGTAGACATGCGCCTTTCAAGCCCTTGTTTGTCTGCCTTGTTTTGTGCTATGATGCTTTGAAATTGCTGGTCGTTGGCAAGAAACTTAGCCTCGTTCCATTTCTGAGCACTCACCATGAATTCGGCAATGGCAGTACGTGTCTGCCCCTTGTAGGTGGCAGTAATCTCCACCTTTCCACTCCACTGGTTAGGACTAATACCGTCGAAGTATAGTGTGTTGTCGCCTACTATTCTTGCGTAGCAATTATAGGGTGTAATCTCAATGCTGCTGGGCACAACTTCCATCTTGCCAAGGTACATTCGCACCTTACCTTTGTTCTGCGCCAAATTTTCGATGGCACCCTTGTCGTTCGTTTGAAAAACAAAGGTATTTGGCGTAACTACAAGGGTGAGTGCATCTTCCCCTTTATCGCCGGGGTCTCCGGGCTTCCCATCTTTTGGTGCTCGGCGAACAGTAAATGTGCGTTGTGCTATTATTTCTGCCATTATTACTACTACTACTTTTATTTATTAAAGAGGGGGTAAGGGCGTAATTCTAACGCCCTTACATTTTTAATACAACTCTACACAAAATGCTTGGCTTGCGCTCAATAGGTCAGTATAGGCTATATCAAGCGAAAAGCGAGCATTCGGCGCGTCTTTCGTGCATGCTTTGTAGCCACTTGTACCCCATGTCGTGTCGATGGCGTTATTGGCAGCAAAACGCCAAACGCGCATGTTGTGCGCTCCCAGTATGACGGCGTCGGTGATATAGGTAGCTCCCTGACGAATTTTGAACCAGTGCAGTAGTGTGCCACCTTCGGCAACGTTATCGCCGTTGGGTTGGAATACGTCTATTTCGTAGGGGTCCGAGCCATCGTACAGCGTGCCGATGGCGAATACCTCCTTATTTGCCGTTGCGCTGGCGGCGTCGGTATCTTTGATTACGCATTTGAAAATACCTACATTTACGACAGCGGAAGCTGGCACTGTTATTTCGTTGGTGTTAATGCCGCTGATGCCGTTGGCATTGGCGGTTTCGAGTTTTACCCACACGCCGTTGCGTAGCTGATACCACATGTAAGATACGTTAGATGTGTCGATGTCGCCACCACGCATCAAATCACAATGTATCTTCAACGCTTTTCCCGCGTTGTCGAAAGTATCGCCGTCAGGCATGTAGAGGCTTGCAAGAATGTTTGCCCCGGCATTCTCCACCTTTGTTACTTCCACCGACGCAACCACTTGTGCAGCTGCCTTTGACACGGGGTCGGTGTAGGTGGCTTCACACGTGATTTTTAAGCCTGTACAATCGGTAAGGTTGGCTGCTAACTTTTTGGCAAGCCCAGTGCCAGCCGTCAGTGCCTGTGTAGCTGCCGAGCCATCTTGCTTGAGCACACGCCAATTCAAATTGCTAAGGTACGCTGTCTGGTCTCCGGACTTCCCGCTTACCAACAGCATTGGTGTCAAGGTAAGTGCCGATGCTGCATAGTCAGGCGCAAATGTTTTGCTATCACGTGAAAAAATTTGTGTAAGTGCCTTGTCCGTCTTGAGGACGAAGGTAAGGGTCTTGCCATTCACCAACTTCTTTACTGTAAATGTTTTTTGTGCTAATACGTCTGCCATTGTTCTTTATCTTTAAAATGTTATACTTGTTAATACTTTTTTACCTGATGGGGTTAGGAATTTACATACGAAAGATGTGTCGCCCATCAAGTCGTCATACGTTACATTTATTTTATATCCATCGTTGCTATGTCTGTCTTTCCAAGCAGCATCGCCTGCTTCGTATTCGCTTACACGTTCCCATACAAAGCGCGTAGAAGGCAGCTTACTTGTTATTTCCACGTCGTTTTCCCACACGTGGACTTCAAAGGTGGCTTTCCAACTTGTTTGCCCCTCCGTGTAGGCTGCGCTGCCTGCCGATGCGTAGCCCTCGACGCGTAGCCCGGTGCCGCCATCTTTCCCCTTGGCAGCATACTGCTTCCATTTTTTGGATTGCCCGGTGGGTTCGTCGGCGTTATTATCGATGAGCGAAAGCCACGTGCCTCCTGCATAATACCACGCTTCATATTTGGCTGCCACCGTGCCCGGTGTCCAATCACCACGATACAGCACGTTGGGAATACGCTCTCCGTCGGAGCTTACCCACTCGAAATGGCGGCTATTCATGTATATTTTGTCGCTCGACAGGTGGAATATTGCATTGCCTTTACTTAGCGAAAAATCGTGAATATTCCTGTACACCTCTATTGTGCCGCCCTCCTCCTTCGAAGTGGTAATCATCGTAACGTTCATACGGTTGCGGTTCTGCGCAGGGTCAATGCCGTGCGCGACGTCCCACAGCGAATTATGCCCACAAAGCACAATATTATCGCCAGCTTTCGGCTCATCGTTGTCTACGCTTTTATCGCGGTAGGTGTCATCGTCGGTAATGATGATATATGCCTCTTCCGTTGCCGTTTTCTGCGCCACCTCAGACACGACGCGCCAGTAATAGCGGTTGCTGATATTTTCGTACACACCTGCTTTGATGTTGAAAGTTTGGCACAACGCTTGGTCGCCCTGCAACCAGTCATTATTAATAGCTTTGTCGCCGTCGTCGGTGTGGAGGTAGCACTTCCAACCACCCATTACAGGCACAACCTTTTCTATTATGGCATTTGCGCCTGAAAGCACGATGTTGCCGCCGATATGCTTGTACTCGTCTATCTGAAGGCTACGGAAGATAGCCTTGCCAATCACCTCCAAATAATCTATTTGCCCATGGGCACGCCCCTTCTCATCGACCCACACGCCAAAGCCGTTGAGCGTCTTTTCAAAGCCTGCCGTCTGAATGGATTTCAAGACGGCGTTGCCCAGTTCATCAATACCTGCGCCGTCCTTGAATCCTATACCCCTCAAGAAGGTAATTAACCCCTGCGCCGTGTCGGCTGAATTCTTGCTCAGAAATTCCTTGTGCGTACGTCGGGCACTGTACAGGTTGGTATCTGTAGGCTTCGTTGTGTCCCAGCTGCGGATAACATCCAGTATATTAATCGCGCCGACGAGAGTTCCAGCATAGTTCCTTGCATCGGCAATGGCACTATCCATCTTTGCCATTGTGCCCGTTGAGAGAGCATCACAGATTTCTATATCCATCTGTCCCGGCTCATTCACTTGCCTGCTGATTTTCGTGATACGACTTGAGCGATATCCGTTCTCTGGAAAATATTCCCTGCTCTCCAACCGAACACGTCTGCCGATAAACAATTCCGTTCCTGTTTCCTTTATCCAGACAAAATCCGTCGGTGCTTTATAGCGACTTACGTCCAATGCGTGCTTGCCATTATACTCATTGACAGCTTTCAGAAGCTCTTTTTCCGCCAAGGCATAATATTCGTCGGGCATTCTGATATTCCATAGGATATACTTATCGCCAGCTTTCGGAACCAGTGTTCCGCCAGGCAATTGCATGTCGTTGTCATAAGGCCATATTGTAATAATCTCAAACTCTTTGGTCTTACTGTCATAATTCACTTCAAAATAATGCTCATTGGAAGTGCCTAACCCAGCAAGTTCACTGCCGGCTTGAAAAGACACATGCTTTACCAAGCCGCCGATTTCGTAATCGTTAGGATTGAAAGGCAAGGCATCGTCTTTGAAATAGTAGATAATAAAGGGCTTGCCCTCCTTATCCTTCACCTGCTTGGAGCGAATGCTGCTTACAACCCCGATACGGCGGGGATAGATGTCTGAAAAAGCCTTCTGTTCATAATGGTGTATGATACCATAGCGTTCCACGTTCACATCTACGTACTTCGCACCACCAGGCAACATCAGCCGACTATGTCCATATTTTGTCGCATCAATGTTGCGATTGCTTCCTATGGGGAACAGCCGTGTGTAGAATTTCGCATTGTCTGCCATGTCGCGGTTGAGCGATGTCAGTCCCTTGTCATATCCGAGCGTGATTTCATCACCATGCTCACATCGACACAAATTCACCGTCTCACCCTCTACCCACCATTCTACACCTACAGCCTCTGCCAGTTCCTTCAATCCTTCATTGCAATACTTGCCAGTATATTCAATAGTAACATTATCTGAGCCTTCCACTGCTCCCACCTTAAAGCTCGCCGTCCCGTCCAATCCATCATTGACATTCTTCACTATCAGTCGCATGTGGTCTATAGGTCGTGCTGTCAGAGTGAACACAGCTTCATTTTCGCCATCTGTATTATTCAGCACGAGAAAACGCTTGATGAGGCTCTCAATGCCATATAGCTGGAAACTATATTCCCACTCCATGGTACTTTTTTGAGCCGGAGCATATTTTACGGTAGCCCAGTATCGCTCATTTCCGTACTCGATGTAATCATTCACATCGATGGAAACAAACTCATACAAGGTGAAAGAGAGCTTCAGCAGGTTGTCTCCCTGAATCTCCTTCTCTTGCGTGCTGCTGTTGTCAGGCTCTATTTCCGCCTTTACATTTCCGTATCTGTCAAATAGCGTTAGAAGCATATTACAATGGTGTTATAATGTCATTAAATGATAGGGGCAGGTTCACGGAACTTGACTTTGTAACGGCTTGCCTGCACACCTTCTTTCCACAGGTAAGTCAATGCCGTATATGAGCTGCTGTCCATATAGAACACCTTGAGCGACAGGTTGAGCTCCGTGAAGGTGATCGTGAGCCAGCCGTCTTTGCCCGTTTTTAGAAATTGAATGAATGCCATGTATTTGGCTATCCATTCCTGTCTCGTCTTGGCGTATTGTGCGAAATGCAATGTCACATCACGCTCCGCATTAGCCGGCAAGAGCGTCTTGGCGTACTTCTTGCCGTTATGCTCTCGTATGTCCACACCGACATGCTCCTTTGCCTTGCTTGGCGTCAGAATGGCGTTCAGGTTCTCCCTGCCGCCTTTCTTCTCCTCGGTGAGAAACACACCGTACTCCTTCCAAATGTCAGTGCCGTTTATAAGCACAAGTCCACCTAATATCTTGTCCATGTCATTTAACTTTTACGCCATCGCGAGTAATTTTCCTCATTTCTTCCTTTATGTCTTTCAGAGATTGGGCACTGCTGCCCGTATTGAGCTCTATTTTCCTGAGATGCTCCTGTGCGGCACCCATTTTTGCAGCGACATCCTCGACCCGGTCATCTATGCTTGCCCAATGCATCTGCCCGCTGACGAACAGTCCTTCAAGCTTTGTCGCCTGGTCTTGGCTCATCGTGGTGAAGGCACCGGCCTTTCCGCTCTGTGTCGTTCCACCGTTCTTGTCAACAGAATTGATGATGCCTGCATTGCGCAGCTGCTCGATATCACTCTTGGCACTATTTACATAGTTGTCATATTCCTTCTTCAACTCATCAAGCCGCTTGCGGTACTCGGCATCGGTTATCTCGCCGTTCGTACGAGCCTTGTTCAGTTTGGCGAGCTCTTCATACCATACCTCCAGATTTTTCTGGAATTTTGCCCCGACCAGGTTGTTTATGGTCATTTTATTGACCATTGCCTGCCAATTCTCGGCAATGTCATCAAACACATCTTCCGAGCCATTGGCAAGAGCATATAGTGAATCGAGGAAATCGTCGAAGACGTTCTTCTTTGTCGTGGTTGTAAGGTTCTCGTAAAGGGTGTCTGTTATCTCCTGCAACTTGCCAGCCTGTTCTATATAGGCATTTAACTTTTCTGCGACACGCTCTCCATAGCCACCTTTCCCCGTTTTGATAATCTGCTCCCACATGTCCACATTGGACCGGAGCAGCTTCATTTCCTCGGGGCTGAGACTCCATATATTACCATCCCACTTTCGGCCTATCTGCTCGCTCAGGCGTTTTATCTGCTCATCGCTGTAACCTTTCCAGTAGTAATCCCAGCTATGATGGGCAGAATGATATCCTGCCTGTTTCCGTGCGATGTTCTTGTAGTTGTCGTTCGTCTCTCGTTGCAGTCTTTCCGCATCGTTCGATATGCGAATGGCAGTAGAACCCCTCGCCGTCTTCATTTCGTCTGTCAAATCCTCGATAGCCTGCTCCAACAGCTCATTACGCTTAGTGAGCCTGTCAATGGCTTCTGCGACCTCCTTTTCGTTGGAATTGGTAAACCAGTCGCTTGGACCGCTGCTGCTCAGCAAGCCCAGTGTCAGTATATTGCCGATACGGCCTAAAACAGAGTCCAAAAGACCACCCACGCCATTCACGACAATACGCTCAAGCACGTGGAATAAGTTTTCGGGCAGGTCGAATATGGCATTTATCAGGTTGCCGACTGCGTCCAATATACTAACCACGAGATCGTCTATCCAACGCAACGAAACAAGTTCCGTTATCGAGTTGAGGACGCCTGTCACAAACCCCTTGATGCCACTAACCAAATCAAGTATAAGCCTTGGTATCTGGGCTACGATGCCGATGACACTTCCCAGCCCGCTTGACAGCAGGCTTGATATACCTCCACCGATGGATGAAAGTGTCGTACCCATCGTGCTTGACAACGTGCTGCCTATCTCTTTGGCCATACCTTCTCCCATCTGTGGAAGTATCGCATCGAGCGTGCCTTTCAAATTGTCAATGGCACCCACTTGTTGCTGCAGGCCGTTGAAGCCTTCCACGCCTTGCCAGCCCTTGGCGTTGTTCAGGGCGGTTGTCAGCCCGCTTGTGAAGTTTGCCACCTCGTCCGAAGTCCGATTCAAGGCAGCACCGAAATCTTCCATGCTCTCGTGCGCCTTCACCGTAGCATCGCCAAGTTCCTGTGCCTTGTTTTCAAGAGCTTTATATTCATCGTTCGTGATTTCACCGGCATCGAGCTTTCTCTTTCCTTCATTCCGTGCGTTTACGGCATCTTCCTCGGCCTTTACAGCACGGTCATAAACAGCCACGCTGTCAGTGAAGCGTTTGACGGCTTCGTCAAGCGTTCGCCATGTTATGCTCTGGTCAGTACCGACATACTTGCGTATCTCCTGAAGCAGAGCCGTTACCTTCTGCTGGGTGTCAGCGTCGGCGTTCTTATACTCGTCGGTATTGACATAAGCGCGCAGTTGCTCCAACATAGGCACCATCATCTCTTTGGCGAGATTGCCAACGCCACTGAACAGCACATGCCAGTCGATGCCTCTCGAGATGCTTTCAAACGACAGCGAGGAGTTCTTCTTCTGCTGCTCCTTCAGCAGCTGTCGCTTTTGCCATGCTTTTGCTGCGTTGCTAACAGACGATGCATCCACCTCTGCTATCTTCTGGGCGTATTCCTCTGCCAATGCCAGCTTTTGCTGGTGGAATGAGCCATACTCCTTCAGGTAGTCTACCATGGCAGAGATTTCTTCCTTGCGAGCCTCCCTGTTGGCATCAGCTATTTCTTTCTTTCGGATAACGGCGGCTTGACTACGGGCTTTCTGCAATGCCTCTGCCTGCTCCGCTGTCAGACCGTCCTTGCCAACCGCACTCTTTGCCTTTTTATTGTCACGCTTCCAGTTGCTCTCTTGCTTGTCAATGGCGTTTTTGCGGGCTTGATATTCGTTCTCTATTTCGCGGAGCTTTTTTTGCAGACCTTCCTGCATAGTTTCAATTTCCGCCGAATCGTTAGAACGTTGCAGGTCTACGAGTTCCTGCTTCATCTTTTCAGCCATTTGTCGCCTGTGTTCTGCTTCCGCCTCTTCCTTCAGCTTTTTCTTGTCCGTTTTTTTTGCGTCAGCATTCTTGGCGGGCTTGGTCTTGTCGTATTCCTTTTTCTTTTGATCAAGGTCATCCTTGAGCTCCTTCGCCTGCTTCTCATACTCTTCCTTCGTCAGCTTGTTTGACTTGCTTCTGACGAAATTGTTGTAGTTTTTAAGAGCTTGCTCATAATTCTTCTTCGCCTGTGTTCCCCATGCTGCGCTGTTATCACGCTTGGCATTGCGTCGATTCCTTTCAGCTACCAACTTGTTGAGCTGATACTGCAGCTCGTCATTGGAATATATGCCTGTCAAGCTCTTGCTGCCCTGTATTATTTTTCCATACTTCTTACCGTTTACCTTCATCGCTGCCAACAGGTTTTCGCGGCGTTTGATTTCTTTTTCCAGCGTATCATTGCTGACACCTGTGAGCTTTTCAAAATAAGCATTGACTTGGCTCTTGCGTATCTGCCCAGTCAGATTGTTTCTTTTGCCATATAGTGTCTTGAGTTCGGCTTCCTCGCCTTTGGTCAATCCGCCACGTTTGGTCATACTTCCATTGCGGTCGGATTCTTCCCAATATTCCGTGCTCTTTTTCTTTTCAAGTGTTTTTATCCTGTCGTTGATTGTCTTGACCTCGTTCTTAGGATTCGCAAGCGACTTCTGGCCATCGAGCAAGGCTATCTCTTCCTTGATTTTCTTGATGTTCTTCAGCTTGGCGTATTCAGTATCATACTTCGCAAAGATGTTGGGATACTTCTGCTCCAACTTGTTAAGGGCTTCACGCCTTGTATCAGTAGACAACGCTTCATCACCAGCTATTTGGCAGAGTTCCTCCAACCTGCGCTTATGGGCTTCTTCCGCCTCAATGACTTTCTGCTTCTGCGCCTCGTAGGCTTCATCTGCATCTTGCAGACGCTCCGTTTCGGTCTTTGCGCTAACCATGGTGGCCACTACGCCGGCGAGCATTGTTGCCACCAAGACGTAAGGGTTGGCAAGCATGGTGGCATTCAACGCTTTCTGCGCTCTCTCCACAAGAACCAGCCAATTGTAATGCAGAGCCTCTGCGGCCGTTGCCCACCCTTTAGCTGCTGCGGTAAGCATGACGGCGGCTCGGTAGGTGCCATAGGTGGCCACCATGGCCAACAGGATACGGCCAAAACGCTCATAGTGCTCTACGACATACGAGATGCCTGACAATGTCGTATTGATGACACCTTCGCTTTGCTGACCTAACTTATTGAACGCTATCGAGATGCTGTCTTCTATGTTGGCAATCTGTCCTACTATCGTCTTTGACTGCTCGGCCATCAAACCACCGAACTTGCCGCCCTCATTGGTGAGGCTCTCGATAACCTGCTGAACCTCGGGGAATCCTACCTTTCCGGCTTCCACAAGTTCGCGCACCTTGTCCTCGGCCACGCCAAATTGTTTCGCCAGCTCACTTATCATAGGAAGACCGCGGTTGGTGAACTGGTTCAAGTCCTGCGTATATAACCTGCCTTGTGCCATTGTGGTGCCATACAAATATACCAAGTCGTTTAAGGGAACACTTAGTCCGGCTGCAATATCTCCAAGCCGTATCAGTGTCTCGTTCACCCGCTCGGCTTCAAAGCCATAGGCAAGCAGCTGCTTGGCTCCTTGCGCCACATCTTCCAAGCCGAAAGGTGTTGTGGCTGCCGTTCTTACCAGTTGCATCATCAAGGCATTGGCCTTTTCCTCACTTTGAAGCATCGTGGTGAAGGCAACCTCCAACTGCTGAAACTGGCCACGCACCTTGGCAACTTCGGATACGAACTCCTTGATAGTGAATGCCGCAGCCAATTTGCCGACAGAACGCGTCAGGCGGTTGGAAATCTGCTCCGTGTTCTCCAATTCCCTGTTCGCCGCTGCCACATTCTGTTGCAGTTCCTTGACCTTCCGCTGACTCTTATCCATATTAGGTGAAAGTTTATCCACCATCAGAAGTTCTATTTTAACCGGTTGTGCGTTTGCCATTATTCTTTTAATTTACTCTGAAAAAAGCCGACTATATCGTTGGCTTCCTCTTCAGCTGTTTGATTTTCTTTCTTGTTCTTGTCGTTCTTGTCTACATAGCGAGGGGCATCGCTCAGCATCATTATCAATGTCTGATAGTTCACGCCATTCAGTATGTAGTCTACCGTCCACCCTGTAGCACTTGCTATCTGCCACAGGAAACCGAAGGGGCTATGGGAGCCTTCCCACTGGCTCTTTAACTCCCCTCCTTCTTTTTCTGGCTCAGACGCAGGCGCATCGGGTTCGCTATCTCTGCTGATCTGATAATAGGAATAAAAGGGTCGGTACCCATGAGGGAGACGAATTTCTTCATTACCTCCATCTGGTATTCGTGTGTCATGAAGTTGCGTATGAGCCAAGCCACAAGCCACACACCACATTTACGCGAGAAATATCCGCGACATATCATGTAGGCTATCATACGGCTTAGGCTTTTGCCCTGCTGAACGAGAAATTGAAACTCCTCCTCTTTCGTGAAATTCCAAATCTGCTCACTCGTCACATTCATGGAAAGGTATGTCCGGGCAATCTTCAGCTGTCCGGACATACAGGGACGCTTCATAGTCACACGCAGCACAAAGGGGCTCTTCCTAAACGGAAGCCGCACAGCCTTCAGAGGTACACTTACACCTGTATCGAGCAATGCTTCCGCCCCCTCTCGCTGTATCTGTCTAATCACATCTTCTTCCATCAGCCTTCACTTACCGTGTCGTTGATTTCGTAAGGTGCAGAGTCGTCTTCGGGCTTGTTGATCTTCAACTGGCACTCGATCTTGGACACTTCCGTAAGGGTGAGCTTGCCGCCGAGGTTGGCGAGTATGGTACCGTTGGGAATGGTCATTGTCTGCCCGCTTACGAACTGGATAGTCCATTTGTCTCTTATCTGAACAAGAGAAGAAGGAGCCTTCCAGCCGGTAACCTTTTCGTTTCCGCCGCTGCCGGTCTTGACGAGTGTTCCGCCGAGAATCAGTTGCAAGTTCGCCCAATCCAACTGAATAAGATTGAAAGTCGGGCTAATCTGTGCATTCTTCTGGAGCAGGGTCAGTACCGGTGCATCGGGCACCTGTTCTGCTTCAACATCGACGCTTTCAGGCTTTGAGCCTCCCCAGTCCCAGCTGCCTTTTTCAATGTAGCCTATCAGGGTGCTTCCTTTTTTCACGGCTGCTATGCCGTAGATGAAATTCTTGTTTTTACTCATTTTCTTGATATTTATAATGGTGGGTTACTGTTTAGATGAGAACTGTCAAACCAGTTTCTTTTTCCGAATGTAAGCAATAACGAACCTTGTTAATACTGTTGCTGCAATACCGGATAAAAGTCCGGTAAAAAAATACTTGAGTCTCATAAAGAAGGTATTCTTGGTTTTTTCCTGTTCTGCCTCCTTAAGCTCACTGTTAGACTTATTCACCTCTTTCAGCTGCCGTTTCAGCGAACTGATGGTTTTGGAGTATCTGACACACACCAACTCCAAGCTGTCACAGCCGGCTTCTATCACCAGCTGCTCCGGTTCATTCGCCGTCGGTGGTATCCGCATCACCTTCACATTGGCCTGTCCTTTCCGGGCTGTGTAGCCCGCTCCGGACGGCAGCAACCGAAGGCTGTCCATGCTCAGCGTCAGGCTCACCGCCGACATCGGCACTTTCACGGGCGTTTGCCAGGTTTCGACGACGCTCGCCGTGCTGTCCACGTCGAGGCGGTTCACCTCGTGGCTCGTGGCTTTCTCCGACTTCACGCTTTTTCTGCTCGATGCGCAGGCGGTGAAGCACAGGGCAGTCGTTGCTATAACGGCAGCTGTTAGCATCGTCAATGGCTTTCCGAAGCCGTGCCATCTCGCGCTTGGTTGCATTGAGGTCTTTTCTTGTTTCATTCAATTCTTCTTTTAAAGGGTTTACGATGTTCTCTATCAGTACCCGGGTGGCTTTCTCAGTGTTATCAATCCGGACTGTCTCGGCATCAGCAAGTGCTTTCTCTGCTTCCGCTTTTGCCTTCCGAACGGTCGATTTCATCGTGATGACAGCTATCACCGTCGCCACAAGGCCGCCACCCAGCACCAGATTTATTAATTCACTGAGTTCCATACCTTTTTATTATTTTGATGTTACTGCCTTATTCCTATTTCGCGCAGCCATTTCTGCACATCAAAAGACGGGCAATCTTTTCCCGGGTTCAGTTCACGGTGTCCCACAATGCGTATCTGAGGGAAGCGGCGATGGAAGTCCAGCACATAGCGTTTCAACGCCTCACGCTGGGCTGCCGTCCGCGTGTCCTTGGGATTCATTCGGATGTCGCAGCCACCCACGTACACGATGTGACGGCTTACGCTGTTGTAGCCCGTTGCTCCGTTGGTCACTTCCCATGGGTCTACCTGTGCATCCTCATTGTTCTTCACCAATCGCTCCACGCGCCCGTCGAGATGAAAAAGGTCGGTGTAGCCTACCTGCTTCCAGCCACGCCCTGCAGGTGGGGGAGAGGTATGCCATCGGCGTATTTCAGCCGAGCTTACCTCACGCCCCTCAGGGGTTGCCGTGCAGTGGATTACAAGATACTTTATCGGCTTACTCATCATCTTCAGGGTTTGGGTTCTGCTCCTGACCTGCTGCATCGGTATCCGGATTTTCGTCCTTACCGCCATTATCCTCGTTCGGCTGGCTGCCATCTTCCTCCTTGCCGAGGATATATGCAGGGGCAGTTTTGCCCTTGAACTCCTTGCACAGGCCACGGTCTATGAGCGACTGGGCGCGGTCTTTGTCTTTCACCTCCAGAATGGTATCCAGGTCATACACTGTTACATGATCGTCCCTGTCGCGGAACGCACTTGTTACTTTTAGTTTCATACGCTTGTTATCTGTTTTATGGTTTGATTTATCCCTCAGGAAGGCTGGGGTCCTTGTAGCCGCTCATCATCACTGCACCGGCATCTGTCTTTTTCGGCATGCAGATGAAGTAGTGGCGGAAGTTGATGAGTGAACGCTGGTTCTGCGGGTCCGTCGATGCCTCACTGTAGTACATCTTCGTGGAACCCGTAGCCTTGAAGACACGAGGTACATAGAAGGCGAAAGAGCACTGGAACTCACCGGTCGCAGCACTGGCACCGACATCCTTTTTCTTGCCGGCAGTGGTGTACAGCGGATTGTTCGCAAACTCATAGATGTCAAAGCCGTACAGCCTGCCTACCGTGCCGTCATTGCGGTTGATGTTGTACTGTTCCTTGAACACCTGGGATACTTCCAGCAGGTCGTTCGCATGATCGCTGCAAAGCACGAGGCGACGTCCCTGGGCAGGAACTTTCAGCTTGTCCAGCGCACGTTTCAGGTTCAGCAAATCGGTCGGCGTCATCTTCAGGCGTCCCGTTACCGGATCGCGCTTGCCCGTAGTCTTCAGTACGGGCGTGGTGGCAGTGTCTTCCTTTGCACACAGGGCGTGGGCGGCCTTGGCAAACTTCCCGTCATTTATTGAATTGCCGTGGCTTTCCTTCACACGTGCCATCTTGTCATAGCTCAATGCGTAGAGTTCGTCATCGGTAATGGGTGTTACCTTCGTCTGGAACTTGTCCAGCTTGATGGCGATGTCCTTGTCCTCCAAAGCCTGAAGGGGAATAGGATAGGTCGTGTTGTTGATCAATACATCTGGATCAACACCGACCTCTACAAGGTGGATGACATCGTTGTTCACGATACTCGAACTGTCCGGAATGCCGTCAAGGAAAGTCGCCTCCAGACCACGGCGCAGGTATTTCACCAGCTCACCAGTCCATATCTCGGTATAGACGCCCGCACGGAGACTGCCGGCGGGAGCCGCCTGTCCGATGACGGCAGCAAGTACGTTCATGCCGACGGCACCCGTCATTGGAGACAGACCGGCAGCGACGGCAAGGGTGCCGCCTACCAGGCAGTTCATGATAACCGCCATAAACATTGCAATCATTTTTGTCATTGCTTTCTGATTTTTGTTGTTATACATGTTAAATCTCGCATTCAATACCGTATTCTGCCTTGTACAACCTCTTGTACAGTGCAAGGTCATTCGTACGTATGTCCTCCAGTTTCTCGGCAGGTACGTCACTCAACTTCGCATATTCACCGGTATTACCGGAAGGAGTGCCACCGTTGTTGACAAACTTGCTCGCCTTCATGATAGGTGCCATTGCACCAATGGTGGTCTTCAAGCCGTCGATACCGATTTTCTTGCCGAGGTCAACAAAGTGCTGTTTCTTGTCCAGCGTGATTTTCTTTTCCTCTACGGCCTTATCAACCGCCGCTTCGATGCTTGCAGCGAGCAGTGCATCTTTCTCTTTTTTGAGGTTTTCCACCTCTTTTGCCTTTACCAGCAGCTGCTGGATGGCTGTGTTAATAGCCGCCTCGTCAGCTTCCTTGGGCAAGCCCAGCATAAGGGCTAACTTCTCTTGATCCATTTCTTTTTCTGTTTTTTGATTATTGTTATTATGTAGTAGTGGCAACACGTCTGCCACTCCCTTACCTAACGAAAGTCTGACACCGTCTTTTTGCAGTACGATGGCATCATCGTTCGCACCGACATCCACCAGCGACACTTCAAAGAGTTTGCTCTTGATGACGGTTGGGGCTTTCTGTCCCGGCAACAGATACTTCGGGTCTTCACTTGTCTCCAAAATGTCAATTCCTACGCTTACCATTTTCAAGGAACCGAATTCCCATTGTTTCTTACATCGCTTGCTCAACTCGGTAGCTTCGTCGAATACAAGTTCTCCAGTAACTTCATTGTCTTCTAACTTAATATCCTTTACCAAACCGATGACCTGCCCGCGTTCATGCATGTATAATAGTACAGGGTTGCGGTTATACTGCTCCACATTCATTCCTGATGTCAGTACCCGAAAGCCGTAGCTGTTCAAGCTGTCATTTGTAATTCGTATTCGTTTTGCTTTACTCATATCTATATTTTTATTGCCGTGCCGAAAGCACGAGTAACTTATTTTTTTGTGCAATATTACGAACTAAACCATTGATAACCAAATAACTATGCAAACGCTGCCGTATATACCGCATACCATTCCGTATTACTTGTTCCTATCACGAAAAACAGCAATCTTTGCAGTAGTTTTAACATTATTCAATACAAATATTTCTATGACAAAGGCAGAAATTGAACAGAAAAAAAACATCGGAAGGTCATTGTACCTCTCCGGAATGGAGCAGACGGAGATAGCCGATCAGTTGGGCGTATCACGCGTTACCGTTTCCAAATGGTGCGCCTCTGAAGGATGGAAAGAGGCACGCGCCGCAAAGAACATATCACGCCCGGAACTGGTGAACAAGCTCCTGCTTACCATCGACGGTTTGATAGAGAGTGTGAACAAGTCTAAAGACCCGACGCTCATCGGCTCGCTGGCCGACAAGCTCTCCAAACTATCAGCAACAATAGAGAAGCTCGACAAGAAGGCGAACGTCATCGACGCCATAGAGGTGTTCATGGCTTTCAACCGCTGGATTCAGGATCAGGCGTCCTTCGACCCAGAGATTACGCCGGAGCTTATCAAGGCCATCAACAAGTACCAGAACAAGTTCCTCATGGAGCGCATGCAAAACCCGTCCACATTATAGTATCACGCTATGGCAACAATATCGGAGCTCAAGAAGATACAGCAGGAGTGGCAGGAACACTGCCAGTTGATACAAAGCATTACGGACACGAAAAGTCTTGTCCGCGAGAGTTCCGTGCAGAAAGAGCAGCGCATTCGCAGGCTGCAGAAAGACTACGCTGCATTCTGCGAGTATTATTTTCCGCACTTCCTGCAACTGCGCGACAAGGTTACGGGTGAGGTTATCCGTACCATCCACAATGCACCGTTCCACAACGCCGCAGCTAATAAGGTAAAGAACACTCCGAACCTGAAAGCTGTCTTCAAGTGGCCTCGCGGGCATGCCAAGTCTACGCACATGGACATCTTCACGCCGCTGTGGCTTATGTTCCAGCCCAAGCGGCTTATTAATTTCATGGTACTCGTCGGCAAGTCCGAGGATAGTGCGAACAGACTCCTCGGTGATATTCAGGCCGAACTCCAGTACAACAAACGCATCATAGCCGACTTCGGAAAGCAGATGTCAATGGGCAGCTGGACGGAGGGTGAGTTCTCCACCAAGGAGGGTGTCTATTTCCTTGCATGCGGTCGTGGGCAGTCGCCACGTGGACTGCGCAAACGAGAGGCACGCCCGGACTATATCGTCATCGACGACCTTGATGACGATGAGCTCTGCCGTAACGAACGCCGCGTCAGGGAACTCACCGACTGGGTGAAGGAAGCCCTCTTCGGTGCCCTCGATGTGGGGCGTGGACGCTTCATTATGGTCGGTAACCTTATCTCGAAGACCTCAGTCTTGGCCAACATCTGCAAGACAAAAGGCGTGCATGTCTCAACCATATATGCCGTGGACAGTGAGGGCAACCCCGTATGGCGTGAAAAATGGACAAAGGAGGAAGCCCGCGAATATGCCGACTTTGTAGGCTATCGTGCCTGGAACAAGGAGATGATGCACAATCCTATCGTCGAGGGAACTGTATTTCGGCAGGAATGGATACGTTGGGCAAAACGACCGGCATGGAAAGACTTCTCCGAATTTGTCCTCTATATCGACCCGTCGTGGAAAAGCAAGAAGACCAACGACACCAAGGCCGCCAAGCTGTGGGGAAAGCACAAAACCTATCTTTGGCACCTGCGCGCTTTCGTGCGCAAGGCGTCTGTTGCTGAACTCGTCCGCTGGTGCTACGACATCTACGAATGGAGCCAAGAAATCGGCATTGCCATACGCTTTGCCATCGAAGCAAGCTTCATGCAGGATATTCTCCTCGATGAATTCACCACGGAGGGAGAACTCCGAGGCTATCAATTGCCCATTACCGGCGATACACGCAAAAAGCCGGACAAGTTCCAGCGCGTCGAGGCCATCAGCCCGCTCTGGGAACGAGGCTTTGTCTATTATGACATATCACAGAAAGAAGACCCCGACATGCAGGCTGGAGTTGAGCAGACGCTCGCCTTCGAGAAAGGCATGGCAGGCAACGACGATGCACCGGATGCCGATGAAGGAGCTATCTATATCCTTCAGAAGAATACAAGACAACAAATGTTTTCACCGAGATTCGGCCGTCGGCCGACCTCAAAAAACCAATGGTAGCGCAAGTGAGTGCAAAGCCAAGCTTGTTTGAGCTGTGCCGAACGCGCCTACCTTCAATAAAATTAATGTTAATTATGTACAGACTTATTAAAGACATCATTTTCGGCATAAGATTCAAGCGTGCCGTAAAAAAGGCAGACTACTGCCACCATATCACCCATAGAAAGTATATGGTGCTTGTTATCAACAAAAAATTGGAAGTACTTTCCAAACAGGAGCTGAAGAAGTTTATCAGGGGTGGTGTTTTCAAAGAAGGCACAACCATAGCTGACTTGGAAAAGAAGGCTTTATACATCACATTATAATAAATGAATAGGTATGTTTATCACGAATGAAGATTACAAGGTCGTTATCGGAGAACAGGCGTTGAAAGTGGTTTCACAGGTCAGCGAAGAGAACCGAAGCAACGCCGAGACAGAAGCTATAGAAGAGATAGCCGGATATCTCCGCCCGAAATACGACACGGAGGCTGTATTCAGTGCCATGGGCAACCAACGTAACAAGCTCGTGGTAATGCGCGCCTGCGATATTGCCATCTACCACATGGCAGCGTCTACGCCGCAGAAGATGGGTATGGAAATACGTAAGGAACGCTATGAGCGGGCTATCAAGTGGCTGGAGGGAGTGCAGGCAGGAAAAATTGTGCCTGATTTGCCACTTGCTATTGATGAGAATGGCAATAGCGTAGGTCTGCCAATGAAATATGGAAGTCAAAAGAAACAAAGATACAACTGGTAACTATTATGGCAAAAAATACAAATAACAGAACACTGGTACATACTCCTTATGGCACACTGAAGCTTGCAAAAAACGACGCAAAGCAATTCAGGAAAACAGTCATGGAGTTGCAGCGGACTACGGACTCTCTCACACGCAAGGACATCGGCGACTGGCGCATAGCGTGGCAGATGGCCATCAATGTCGATAACCCGAACCGTCAGCGGCTATATGACATATACCGCGACGTGGAAGTCGACCTCCACCTATCCGGATGTATCCAGCAACGCGAGGGCTTCGTTTTATCCCGCTCGTTCAAATTGGTTAACGAGAAGGGAGATGAAGATACGGATGCTACAAAGTATTTCAATACGGCATGGTTCAAGCGGCTTATGAAATTTGCACTCGACGCCAATTACTGGGGGCACTCCCTTATTGAGTTGGGTGAGCTGACGACCGATGCGAACAACCGGTTATGCTATGACGGGGTTACACTTATTCCGCGAAAGCATGTCATTCCTGAATACGGCAGGCTTGTGGCAAATTTGGGCGACGATTGGAAGTCCGGGAAAGACTATCGTCGTACTCCATTTACAGAATGGCTTATCGAGGTGGGACAGCCAGATGGGCTTGGTCTTTACCTAAAAGCAGCAACACAGACGATTCCTAAAAAAAACACATTGGCATTTTGGGATACTTTTGCGGAAATATTCGGAATGCCAATGCGCATTGCACGTACAACGACGCGGGACAAGAAGGAAATGGCCGAAATGGAAAAGATGATGTCAGACATGGGTACCGAAGGTTGGGCTATCTTCCAGCAGGGAACGGAAATAGAAGTGGTGGAGTCCAAGAAAGGTGACGCTTTCAATGTCTATGACCGGCGTATAGACCGTGCGAATTCCGAACTGTCGAAACTCATCATCGGACAGACTATGACCATTGAGGACGGCTCTTCGTTATCTCAGTCAGAGACACATTTGGAGGTATTCCAAAATCTCGTGGAGGCAGACTGCGACACCATCAGGGACGTAGTAAACAACCAGCTCATACCACGTATGATACAGCATGGCTTCCCCTTGCAGGGGATTCATTTCGACTGGGACTACAGCGAGGATTACACGCCAGAGCAGCAGGTGGCATACGAGCAGCTCGTACTGAACAACTACGAGGTAGACCCTTCTTATTTCGAGGAGAAATACAATATGCCAGTGGGTGAACGTCGGAATGTGGGATCGTCAACTGGTGAAAACGGAAAGAATAAAAATTTGAAGAAATTCTTTGATACTCTCGATAGATTGATGAAGGATAATAATGTCGAGGATGTGGAACGCATTCTCTATGGTTCCCACACCCCTTTTTTCGACTGAGCCCCTCTGACTATGAGGGGCTGCATCAACGCTATGCTGGAATAGTCGGCACTAATCATCTTCAGAAGACGTTCAGCCGGGAGGAAGAAGTACGGAAGGAATTATCTGCTTTGTTCGAGGGAATGATGAAAACGCTTTATAAGGTTGAAGGTTCCCAGTTCCAAATCGACATACTGGAAACTCCGAAGGTGCAGGAATTCATCGGGACGCATGCTGCCGCATTGGACGCTTCCTTTCAAAAGATAGATATGTCCGACACTATGCGCCGTCGCCTCGAACGCTCCAACTACATTTTTTCCGGCATGAAGACTTTTCACGAACTCAATGAGGCGTTCCCATCACTCCTTGATGAGAACGGCAATCGAAAACCGTTCGAACGGTTTTTGAATGACGTTCAAAAGATAGATGATACTTACAACAGGAATTACCTGCGCGCCGAATACAACTTCGTGCAGGCTTCTGCACAGATGGCAGCCAAATGGGAAGGCTTCATGCAGGACGGAGACCGTTACAACTTGCAGTATCGCACTGCCGGAGACAAGAAGGTGCGTCCGGAACACGCTTCCCTCGACCGGGTAACACTCCCTATAACCGACTCGTTTTGGGAGTCTTATTATCCGCCCAATGGGTGGAACTGCCGTTGTACGGTCGTGCAGGTTCTCAAAGACAAATACCCTGTTACACCACACGATGAAGCCATGGCTCGCGGCGAGGAAGCAACAGGAAAGGATACAAAGGGCATATTCCACTTCAATGCAGGAATGGAACAGAAGTCCGTGCCTGACTACAACCCCTACACCATACGACGCTGCAGGGATTGCGATATAGCCAAAGGAAAGCTCAAACTTGCTTTCATTCCAGACAATGAACTCTGTGCGGCATGCCAGCTTGTAAGGAAATGCTACGGCGACAAGACAAAGTCGCAACGCACTATTGAACGCACACATTACCTGCATGAAATGCAACCGCTGCTCAAGGTGAAGCATGAAAAAACTTCCAGTGAAGGAACGATTAAGGTGGGTTTCTCTACTTATGGGAACAAACACCTCTTCTCCGATACGTTCGGACGCTCGAAGGTGCTTAGAAAAGAGGATCTTGCCTCTTTGGGTGAAGTATTGGAAAAGGCCGTGTTCATAGAATCTTCACCGCTTACGCATCCAAGAACCGACGGCATAGACTGGTTCTATTATTACGAAGGAGAAATCAGGGGACAGAAAGTAAGGCTCAATGTGGCAAGAAAGGCAGACCGAAAAAATAATGGATTTATACGTAAAACATATTTCCTGTATTCTGTAAATGACATATAAGAAAGCGTATCGGGCGATAGTTTGGACTCAAATGCCAGGTCATCATTCCCGATACGCTTGTATGATTACATCAAAGGTGGCGGTTAGGTCTAAAATGCCAGAGTGCCATTCCTTCAGTGCTTTAGTACTGCAAATATACGAAAAAATCCGTTACTTCCAAGCAAAAGCAGCGGATTTTTTGTTTTTAGCCTCGTTTTTTCGTTCAGAGGCTCTTGATGGCCACACATTGGTAGCTTTCTATGTTTTCGATTATCTCTTCGTGATTGTGGTTCGTCCGACTTTCTATCAGGTCAAATTCCATGAATGTCTCGCCTTCCATGCAGGTTAGTGCCCTGTGGATTTCCTCCAGCAGGTCGAATACTTTCAGGCTTTCTTCCTGCAACTCGCTACTGGCACTGAAGCTGCCTGTCCAGTCTGTCACCACGTGCAGGTTCACTATCGGTTCAGCACGGTATTCAACGCCGTTCTGAACAGCTTGCCACTGAATGGGGGCGAACTCTACGAATACCGCCGGACGCTCCCACTGCTCCTCCTGCTCGATGAACTCGACATTGTGGTTCCACAAGTCAATATGCTTGATGGCTCCGCCGCTTACTACCTTCAGCTTATCGCAGAGCATCTTGTACAGTTCCTTTCTCATTTCTCGTTTATCTTAAACTCAAAGTTGATATAATCTGAAATATTTTTCTCTATAATCTCTCTGACGGCTTTTTCAACCTCTGGGCTGGTGGCTAAGAACTTACGCTTCGGAATTTTGATGGTAGTACCGGCTTTCTTTAACGCCATGAATTTCCAGAACTCGGCTTCATCGGAAAGCTGCACCGTGCGTTTGTCATTCCTGCGACTGCCGTCTTTCTTCCTACCGAATGAGCCTGTTGCATCATGGTACTTGCGCCAAAAGAAACGCTTCATCTTCGGTGTTACAATGATTTGACCGCCCTCATTATGAATAGCTGCGTAAGGTTCATTCGTAAAAAAGATAATGCTATTCTCCGTGGTACGGCTTTGAATACTCCTGCGCAGACGCCCAGTGTCAAGCAATATATGGCCATCTGGCCTCATGGGACTCTTGCGCCGCTGCCATGCCTCGCTGAAGAATGCCTGACGCTCGAAATTCTGGTCGAACTCGTCAGCCATCTCCACGCGAATATCTTTGAGTATCCTGCTGAGTATCTTTCCTACTTCTTTCTTCATTTTTCGTCCTCAAAATCAAACAACAGAAGTGGACGCGGCGAAGAGGCGTTGTCTTTCCTCACTGTCACATCCACTTTTAGCATATTATACAAGGTTCGTTCTGATATTCCGTAGACAGGATATATATACCTCCGCCAGATTTCCCGGTTCGACAAACCTGTACGCGCCCATTTCTGATAGGTCGCGTTCACATCTGCAACGCGCTTCAGATAACTGACACCTCGCCGTCGCTCATTATCCACTTTCATAGCTTGTTTGGTTTTTGTTCATACTATAATACTATTGCCCTGTGTCGATTAAGTTACGACACAGGGCTTAAGGTCTACACTCCAGTATCTTCCTTTTTGGGCTCGACATAGAAGGTTTCATCCTGCGTAACCTGTATACCACATTCCGTCATAGCCTGCCTTATAGGAACTTCTACAAGTGATGGAGAGTCCGAAACCTCCATTGACACGTTACCATCACGATCAGTAAGCAGCTTATCCTTGGCAATCTCTTCTGTCTGGCGGATATAGTCTGGTAGGAAACGCTTAACAAGCTGTAATGCGCTTGCCCACGTGAAGCCTTTCAGCGTCTTCAGTTTTGGTGTTCCAGTTCGGAAACCTATAACGCCGTGAGCCATTTCAAGGCTCTTCTTCTTGGAGAACAAATCTGCTTGGTTCTCCGTAGCAAAGGCCTGCAGAGTATCGAACGCTTTGTCCTTTTCCTCTGAGAGGGTTGTCAGTTTGTCGGCATACTTCTCGCGAAATTTAGCGCACTGCAATTCTATCTCTGCATTGATTTTCTGTATCTGCGCGTCGCTCTTGGCGTAGGTTGCGAACGCTTCATCGGCGGCTTCTCTGCTAACGCCGGTGATGATTACTTTTTTCTTTCTTGTTGCCATAGTTCTTTTGTTTTTATTGGATTATTACTAACATTAATTTTCAATTGTACTGTCTATTGGAACACAGATAAATGAGGTCTTCTGTTCCACTGGTTGCTGTTTTGGTTTCAAACCGCCCTTGCGCTTGATTGTTCGAAGCTTCACGGCAAGGCTCTCAAGCTCTTCTATGTCGATTTTCCTGAAAGGCTTGCCAGCGAGGCGGGGATTCATACAAAAATTGTCAACCCGCACCCAATCCGTAGTGTCGACACCGAGCTGCTGCATCAACTTCAAACATACGCTGCGCCTTCGTTTGAGTTCCTTATGTATAGCCTCCCTTTGCTTATCAAACCCCGTCACTCGTTCCATATCGTTGCACATCGTATTGTACTCCTGCATGGAAGTCTCACGCAGATGGATTGTTCGACCGTGGGTATATTGCTCCACCAGCGTCTCCTTATCTGCACCTGGCATCTTTTTTAGCAAGGTATAAAACCTTGCGTAGTTCCTGTCTTCTCCCATAATTTATCTGATTTCCAATCTTTATAGTTCTGTCGGGCTTTGGCTACTGCCTCGGGCAAGGTACCGTTGATGTCGCCGACACCGAACAGGGGGACACCATTCACGCATGCATATAGCTCGCCATTGAATTCCATTACCTGCACAACTTCACGTGCCTCTGCGTCGAGTTGTGTCTGACGTTTGTACTCTATGCTTGCAGCACGCTGTTCGTGCCACACCTGAATACGTCTCTTGATTTCTTCTAAAAAGTTACTCATAATCGTTTATATTAAATTGATGTAAAACTTATTCCCATTGATATTGCCCTGCGCTCCATCACTTCCGAACGATGAGTTGCCGCTGTTATGAACGCCTCATTGGAAGCACGGGCTATCTCATAGCCTTTCTTTCGCAAACCATTACGGAGGCATATTTTCTCTTTCGGTGCCTGCACCACCCGAAGCTTTGTCTTTTGCTCCAAACCAAATATCACTCTGCGCTTCTCCGCCTTGAAGATTTTCTTGCGCTGTTCGCCAATGTGGCGGTGCATGGCGTCAAAGGCTTCTGCCGACATTTTATCCTTCTGCCGTTCGCCTTTCTTGAACTGGTAAGCCTTGCCGTAAATCAACAGGTTCTTCGCTCCGGCATTGCCACCATTGGCTCTGTTCCTTTTGGCAGCGTGTTCGGAAGCATTTCGCTGCATGGCTTTTGTAAAGTCTGGGTGTTTCACCAATCCCATATCCCGTGCAATCCTCACTACTGTTCTGTGCGAGATACCAAGGTGTTCTGCCACTTCCGCATTTTTGATGTTACAGAAGTTATCGCGCATCCATTGCTGTTCTGCTTCAGATAGGATTATCTTGCTGTATTTATTTCTTTCCATTGCTATTCTTCTGCTTTCCACTCGACGGTTATCACGGCGTCGAGTCTGCCGCTGCCCTTGCATATCGGACACTCCTTCTTATAGCGTTCCTGCCACTCGTCCTCCTGCCAGTAGTAGCCGTTGCCTTGACAATAGGGACACTTGTGTCCACGGCTCTCGATGCGGTCTGTCATACGCCCACCCGGACTCATACGTCCCGGAGTGATTTCAATCATCCGTCTTTCCTTGCTCATAGCGATCTTGTTTTGATAGTCTTATTCTTTCGGGCAGTACTACGGTATAGTTGCAATATCGGCAGCACCGTCCTTCCGTTCTCACGGGATAGGGATTATTACCCATCCCCTCTATCTCTTTGCCGCAGATGCAGCATTTTTCTTTCTCGTCCATATCACAGATTGTTACTTGTTTTCAATATACCTTCTTTCCAGACTACATAATGGTTTCCAGCTTCACCGATTGACCTGCCCAAGCAGTAGGCTTTGTAACCCATCACACGAACCTTCATATCGCAGATGTATTTCAATCGGCGAGCAGGCTTGCCTGTTGGTTCGCTCTTATCCTCTTGACTGATGAAGATAAAGCATTTCCGATTGAATCGTTTCATCAAGGCTACAGCTGCCGGGTAAGTCCACTTGTAACCATCGCAAGCCACTTGGAAAGAATCAACAATGATAAACTTTGGCGATTTCGGCTTGGCAAGGCGTGTGGCAAGCTCGTCTATCGACTCATCGGTTACAACCCTGAAGCGTCCCTGCACCTCATTCATTCCCAAATAGTCCATTCGGCGTTGGAAACTCTGGTTTACACGTTCCTCATAGCTCATATAGAGAACAGGTCCGTACTTGCACAGTTCCTTGCCCAACTGCATCACAAACGAGCTTTTGCCCTGCGCACTTGCCCCGCTGATGAACCAAGAGGCGTTCTCGGCAGGGAAGCCGAACGGCTCACTCCACTGCTCACCCCAAGGCAATGTTACCCATTTCTTGGCTGCAATCTCTTTCGGACTGTATGCGCGTTTGGTCATTTTTCCGTTTTGATAAGTTCCATAACAGTTGCATCTGCAAGTTCTACCGCATACTTGGCAATAAGTTCAGCTGTCAGTGGACTATCCTCTTTTTTAAGCATAGGTGCAAGCCATAAAGCTGATTTAGCCAGTTCGTAGCGACGTTGCTCCCAGTCTATCTCGTGTTCTCTTTGTCTGCGATTCATCTGTATGACCGCATCCATATACTGCATTTCTATTTTTGTCATCATAATTATGCTCCTCTCTTCAATTTCTCTATTTCCGTATATACTCTTCTCAAGCCACCACCGCTCTTGCGTACTATCTGACCAATGTCCGTGCCTTTCGGTGCGTTCACGCTGGCCACGGCACGGGCTTGCTCCAGCAGGAACTCTCTACGGTCATCTTCTTGGTCAGGCGTTACACGGCTGTACTTACCGCCATAGCGTGAGAATATCTCGGCATAGCCTACCTTCTGGTGTTCCACCATTCTGTTGATTTTGGCACGCAGTCCGTCTGCTCCCATCATATACCAGCCACAGCACATTTCCGTTGCGTTCCATAAGGCTTTCAGTTCAAGGAAAGCCTCGTACTGCAAGTCCCCGGCTTCGTCCAGCACTACCAACGGACGCTCCATCGAGCGTAGGTAATACACGAGATCCTCGTAGGTGTCCTGATACTTGCCGCTGATGCCGACACCAAACTCCTGTGCTATCTTCTTGACCAACGCACGCTTTGTTTTCACTTGTGAGCAGTCCACATACACGGCGTTGCGGTGCTCATGCACATACCAGCGTGCCGTATAGGTCTTGCCGATGTTGGGCAGGTCGCAAAGTATCACACTAAGGCTGCGTTCCTGACACGCCTCCATCTGCAAGCTGATATACCTGAAGGTTTCTGTCTGTGCCCCTTTCCAATCTATCGTCTCTCGGAGGTTCACGTCCAGCCTCCGGGCGATGTTCACCCAGTTGGCATCGCTCAGCACCTTTTCCGTCTGGCCTTTCTTCAGCCCAGTGTAGACGCTGGCTGAGATGCCCAGCGCAGACGCATGCTTCGCGTCGCTCGGATAGTTCTTGCGGTTGGCTGCTATCGCCTCCAGTATCCGCTGTTTGTTGCCTGTTGTAATCATATTCTAATGGCATTTAATCGTTATTCTTATTGTGCCCGTCAAGGATTCGAACCTTGCAACCTCCCCTCAAGTGACTTCATCAATCCGTCTCCTGTCAACAGGGTGTGCCGCCTTACACCATCGGGCTGTTTCTAAATGTCGGCTACAGCGTGGCTCGCCGCGTCCATCGGTACAAGTGCCCTACGCTCCGGCTCTTTCTGTGGTTTCAGCTCCAGTGCCTCCGTGTCCTCTTCGGCAGCTCCCCTCTCCTTGCGAGAGGGGCCGTGGGTGAGGCTCTTCATCACGCCCAGTCTGTCGATGGCGTTGTCCTCCACGTATTTATTGAACTTGGCTATCTTCTTCTGCTGGGCTGTGAATGCAGCCTTATCTTCTTCCGTTTGTTCGGCCATCACACGGCTGTAGGTGTTAACCTTCTCAACAGTATCGATGTACTTTCCATTCTGATAGATAAAGACCTCTTGCGGTGCGCCTTCATCATCGGGCAGGTAACAGGCGGTAACCTTGTAGTTGTTCGGTTCCAGCCGTTCCAGTACATTTGTGCAGCTCAGCCACCAGTCCTCGTGTGCCACTCTTACGGTCGAGTTCCTGCGGATACTCGTTTCCACTCTCTCACCGATGTGGTAGGCAAGCGTTCTCGCATCGTATGGCAACAGGTTAGGATTGATATTTGCTTCCAGTACCTGCCAGCGCGTCATTCCCGGATACATCTTCTGGTTGGGGTGCAGCATGTTGTTCCACTCTTCATTGTCCTTGCGGTCATCGGCAACCAGCTGCTCCCAAGTGAAATATTCCTTGTCCTCGTAGAGTTCGTTGGTCTCGTCGCTGATTTTCCGGTACTCCTGACGCCACTTGCCCTTACCGTAGAAACGACCGATACCCTCGTGGTTCTTATGTATCACGCTGCGCTTCTTCGCACCGTTCAGAGGCTCGGCATATTTCTCCTGTGAGTTCAGAGGGGCGCAGAAGCGCACGAACTGGAACACTGTCTCGGCTTTCAGGAAACCCTCCTTGTACTGGCTCATCAGGTGGTTCTCCACCTCGATACCGGCAGGAATGCCCCAGCTGTTACGGGCTATCAGCCGGAACATATCACGGAAGCAATCCACTACGAGCCGCTCGTCCTTCTTCCTCGCATAGCTTACGCCTATCACGCACTGGCTCACCACATCATAGGCATAGTAAGCATGTACACGTTGCTTCGTGTCCTTCAGCTTTCGTGTCAGGTCCACGTCGTCCATCGTGATCTGGCTCAGTGAGAAGTGTCCGCTGTGTCTGTGCATATAAGGCATTTGCTCGTGCATGAAGGTGCTCCAGCTCGACAGTGACTTTTCTATCAGCATCTTGGTTGCCGGCTCGTTCAGTATGTTGTTGATGGTGCTTTCGCTGAGATACTTCGGCTCTCCGTTCTTATCCGTGAAGTCATCAGGGTTGAACAGCTCTCCGGTCTTTGGATCGTAAACATCAAGCTCGCCGCAGACAAAGCTGATATACATCTCGTGTACGTTGCTGTTGTAAGGCTTGTTGGGCAAGACAGCCAAACCACGGACCAGCTGTTTGGTCTTGTAATCCACTTTCCTTGCGCTCTGGTTGCCGAACTTGCCGCTGATTAGGCAGCTGTAGCTGTTACGCTTGTAGTCGTTTACCTTCTTCCTGAAGCGCAGCGTACTGGCAGGGAGCGTGTGTCCCAGTTCCTCACGCAGGGTTTCAATGGTCTTCGCCATCATGTCCCAGTTATACTTGCCACCGAACAGGCGTTGGCTGTCTCTTGCCCGTTCATAGAGCTTGATGCAGCAGTTCAGCACCGAGGCGTTGATAATGTACTCGCGTTTCTTCTTCTCATCAAGGTCAATGCCTGTCTTGCTGCGGTCATGGAAAAATGCAACGGCAGCTTGGTCCATCTCATAATTGGACAGTACCCAAGACTTGATGCGCACCTCGTCGCCACCGGGGTACATTTTCTCAACAGCCTCCTTGTATTTAGCCGGCAAGCTGTCTATGGCAATCAGAGCACAACAATCACTCGCACCACCACCGTGGCGAACAACCTTCACCTTCTTTCGATAGGTAAGGCTATTGTAGTTTGAGGCAGTCATAATGCCACCATCTACAAGTTCGCCGTATGATATGCAAAGCCTATTGTCGTAATACTCCATATCGCCTCCTTATAAAGCCTTTGCGTATTCCTGCATAGAAGGAATCTCGCTCAGATAAACCTTGCTGTAATCCTTTCTTTTGGAACCCTTGAACAAGATAATTCCCGTGCCAGTTGTCATGTTGGCTTCCAAGACGGCACCATTGCTAAAATACTGGCGCATCAGCCTCATTCCGTTTTCGGTAACATCATAGAAGATTTCCTCCTCAGGTACAGAAGCCTCTATCCAACCACCTTTCATTCTGGCCGTATGGCGGATTTTACGGGCAAGCTCACTGTCGCTGTCAAAGCTCAGTGCCCTGTTAACCATACGTTCTGTTACTCCGAACGCTTTCATAAGCGTCCTTTTCACGTCCATTGTCGTTTGAATCTTACGTGCCATAATCTCACTTACTTTTAAGACTTAATATTTGCTAATCTCGGCTATTTTTCGTATTTTTGGCCGCACGTTCCATTGGAACACGTTGCAAAGATAGTGATTTCTCACGAATAACGCAAGTTTTATCGTGATTATTTTCGATTAAAATGTGATTTATGACGAAAAACGGGACTATACACGAAAGAATAGAGCATTTAGTTAAGACCCTTGCAGATGGGAAAAATACTGTATTCGCAGCAAAATTAGGGGTTAGTGAGGCTAATATAAGAGGATATATCAAAGGGGTTATTCCTAAAGCTGATGTTTTGGAAAAAATCGTGATTTCTTACGAGGTTAATGCTATGTGGCTTTTGACAGGAACAGGGTATGAAACTCTTCCTAATCAGCCAGAGGAAGTGCCGTCTCCTCTAACAGACCAATCTTTATTAACTGATTTTTTTAAGACGTATGAACCTTATATACAAAGAAAAGATGCAAAGATAATACAACAAGCAGAAGAAATCGGACAGCTTAAAGAGCAAGTCCGCCAACTAACTATTGAAAAAGAAAGGCTTGCCGCCAATGCCCAATCTTCAACCACTGCGAACGTCGGATAGACGTCTTTAGAGTTATCAAGGGAGGACGTTGGTACGAGAAAGAATAACGAGAAGATACACCATAACCCTCCAGTCCCATCCCTTTCTCCCCCTTTTCTCTATCCCCCCCCTCTTTAACACCCTTGAAAATAGGAAAGTGCTTGATATAGCCTTATTTAATAAGGTAGAGTTTCAAAAACAGTTGGCATTTAGGGGGGGGCTATCGGTGGCATAAATGCGAATATCATTAAAAAAGTAGTATTTTCCCCCCACTGTATCATACCCCGTCAAAACCTATTTTTGCATAACCACTTTTACAAAAATGCGTAACCACTTTGCATAACCACGTGCATAACCAGCCCTGAAAATTGCCTTCGAATACATGTAAAAAGGGTGATAAAACCACTCCGATTTTACCACCCTCTTAAACGGCGTTTTAATGCCGTTCTAAGCCCCCTTTTCCTCAGTCTTTATACGTTGCTCCAGAACCGCCAGAAATAAGCGTAGATTGCTTTATTACAGCCCGTTTCGTGATGATTGTGCCATTGCCTGAAAGTCCAGCATGGAGCAAGTAATTACGTGTAGCACCCACCTGTTCGGGTGTGAATACCGTATAAACAGCAGAAATACTGCTGAAATACCAGTCTTTCCGCTTCGTATCCTTTAATCCGTGTATCAAATGTACGTGTATAACCTTTGCCAT